TGAAGTATATCGATAAAATACTGAACGAATTAAGTTTTAGGGTTAGTGATGGTATGCCTGATTTCACCAATGAACAACACTTAATTAAGTTGTATGATATTTTGAATGACCTTAATTGGGATGAAGAAGTTATAAATGAATTGTTATATAATTTAAGTGAAGGTGAAGATAAAGTTCCTAATCCAAATCCAAAAACAAAGGAGAGGTGGCCTGAAGTAACACCCGAAACGGCGGCAAAATATTTGGCTAAACAACAAGATGGTGCAGAAGAGGATGGAACTACGACTAAGAAACCTGAACCAGAAGAGAGTAAACCAGTAGATAGAACTAAATTTGATAAGAGAAGTGCTAAACCTAAAAAATCCAAACAGGAATACCCAAGTTTACAAGCATTAACAGATTCTCTTGGTGAAAGAGATAAAGATGGTAATATTAATCTTGATGTATTAATTAAAAGTCAGAAAGCATTACATATCGATAGAGCAAAGGGTAATGCAGGTATGGGTGGTGCTGTTGCTAGTGAGGGAGAAAGTAAATTTACTGATGTAGCTTCTGATGATTTTGAGTATCCAGACTCAGAGGATGAAAAGGCCAGAGTTGAAAAACACAAAAAGAATATTAAGGAAAAACGGAAAAAGGGTAAATATCCTAATGCAGAAGAAAAACAAATTTTAGAAGCACTCGGTCTAAAACCAGATTCACCTGAAGCACTTGAATATATGGCCACAAGAGAAGCTTACGCTGAAAAACAACTTGATGAAATTAAGAAAGATAAAGATTCTGTATATTATAAAATTGGTAAGGCCGGATTTGGTGGAAATAAAAAACCAAGACCAGAAGAACCAACACTTTCAGATCCACCAACGAAAAAAGAATTAGCAGCACACAAGAAGTGGGAAAAGAAAGCAAAGGCGTGGGATGAAAAAGAGAAAGCGGCAGAGAAAGCTTACAAAGATTGGATGAAGGCAGCTTATGATGGTGGCCAGGAAACTAAAAGAATGTTAAAAGATAATAAAAATTTTGATGAAACTAAACCACATAAATGTGTTCAATCAGATCCAAATTTAGATGATGCTGTAGAAGGTCACCTTGAAAACGAAGTTAAGAAATCAAAACAAAAATATCAAGCTTGTACGGACACTCCTGAAGGTGAGAGGAAAGAAAAAGGGTTTGCTGGAGATCCCTATGATTGTAGTATAGAGAATAGTGATTATGTACATTACAAAAATCAACATAGACTTTTCCACGAAAATCGTAAATATCACGATACCTATGTTATAGGACATGATAAAGAGGGAAGAATGTCTATTGTTTCTATTTCCAATAAAAAAGGTGGAGATATGAAAGATACCCAAAATAATATGACACCAAAAGGTAGATTTTTCAGTATTAAAAAGATTCTTGGTGATGAAGTAGCTGAAACCGTTGCAACGGCATTAGATGATGGTATTAGAAAAGTTACAAGAGTTCAGAAAACATCAAGAGAAACATCAGCTACTGTTAAGATAGATGATACGATAGTGGGTAGGATTCAACAAAAGGGTGTTTTAAGTTCATCAAGAAGAGATAATATAGATGTAAGAGGTCAGAAAAGAGAAAGACGTAGAGTTGAAGGTGATCCAGAAGAAGGGCCTTTTACTGGAAAACCATCAAGAGGTAGTGAATTTGGTTGTTGGTTAGAAGATCAAGATCCATCTATTACCCCAGAGAGATGGGAAGAATTAAATGAGCCAGGAAATGAAAAAGAATTATTAGAATTGATGGCGAAGTTTAATGGTGATGTAGATTGGCATAAGGCAAATACAACACCAGTTAAAATGAAAGATGATGTTACTGATGAACCTGTAGATAAAAATGGTAGAACAAAAGAACAATATGATGCTTTGTCTGATGAAGAGAAAGAAGAACAGGGAGAATGGGAACAAGGAACAGAAACCTGGCAACCACCCTATGATCCATTTACAAAAACTTTTATAAAAATTGGTGAAGCTGTTAAACACGATGAGTTAACAGAATGGAAGAGAAAGAGAAAAGCAGAAGGAAAAGATCCAGATACAGACATTTTTAATAAGGAAAGATTAGCTGAATTAGAAGAAAAAGTAGAGAAGGGAGAACCACTTACTGAGGAAGAAAAATGTCTAATGATGAAACTGAGAGAACAAGAATCAGTAAATCAAGCCCATGCAGGTGTTATTAAATCTATTGATGAAGCAGATAAAAACGCGGAAGGAGGCCCATTTCCAGATGCCAAAGGTAACAACGGCCCGCACGCTAGAGGATATATTCGTTCTGTAATGGAGTCACTACATTTTACAAGATATATTAGGATGAATGATGATGACGCAGAAAGTATGATTATTCAAATGGGAATTGAAGGTGCAAAACCAACTGATATCAGAGATTGTTTAGCTGATTTGAGTGGTTATAAACCAGTACCACCTGATGATCCAGAAGACCTTATTAAACATTTAGAAAAGAAATGTAAGTTAAATCAATCAACAACACCCCCAACTATTCAAATTACAAATGATGATGGAGACCAGAGTTTAATGGAAGATACTTGGAGAACTGCTGGAACATCACAGAAAGTAGCTTCTGGATTTGGTGATTCTATGAGAGAATGTATTAAAGGTAAAGCAAAAGCTAGAAGGCCATCATCAAAAGAGAAATCAGTAGAGGGAGAGGGAATTGAAGAACATAATCTTGACTTATTAACTGAAGATTGGATTGATGATAAGTGGTATCCTGCTCATACCAAATCAGCATTAAAATGGGCTCTTATGCGTAGGACTATTCCCATTTATCCAAAGACAATGGAAAAAATAATTGGTAAAATACCAATAACTTCTTTTCATGTAACAACTCTTGACCATTTAGATAATGTAACAAGATTACTTGGTACTAAAAAATCTATGTCAACATTCACTCGAATGGGTAAAGATTCTCAGTTAGCTAAAGGAAAGGGTATTCAGACTGAAGGTGGAGTTGTATTTTGGTTAGAAGGAACTTTATTAGCAAGAAAATATATTGATATGCAAAGTGAACCCGATAAAACAGGTCGTAGATGGATATCTTCACTAATAGTTTTCGGTAGGGAAAAACAGCTGGTGCCATTTAACGCCGCAAAAAGAAAGAAGATACCTGACCGTGATGAATGGCAAGATTATGAGTGGGAAGTAAAAGATAAACTGATGAAAAAATATGGTGGTGGTGCAGATAATATCAAAGAATATGAAGCGGAAGTTAAAAAAGTATTAAATAAAAGGGCAAATGAAATAATTACTGCCTATATTACTTTGTCAAATAATTTGTTGAAAAAACATAAAAAATTAGTAAAGAAAAATCTTTCAACACCATCCAGAAAAGGTTCTTCTTGGTGGAATGAAATTTTGATATATAATGCAAAGATTAAAGAAATATTTGTAATGAGTAGAGCATCTAAAAAAGATTTGGAGTGGGGGGATAGCAAACAAAAAGCCAGTCTTGAAAAACTTATTTCGACTGCAACAGGTGATAACCCAATCACTATTGGAACTCCAGCAAAATATCGTAAGTGGTATACGGATAGAAAAGGAAAGCTTGATGTTTATTAAGGAGTGGAATAAATTATTATGAGAACTCAATTTATGGTTGGAGAATATTATGACTAAAACACAATTGTTGTGTACTTTCACCCGTAGAAACAGACTACACGACACAGTTGATGTAATTATTGAGTGTAATGAAATAGTATTTAGCAAAATTTATGTGTTTCAAAATGAAAAAGATTATCATCAGTTAATTTGCACATACAATATAGAGTATTCAGATGATTTCATGGAAAATGTTAAAGATACAATTTCTCTACATAGGAAGAAACAGACAAATACTCTTTATACAATAAATGCACTTAATGAAGTTATCAGATCACTAAACGAAGGTATTCTTGACAAGACATTTTCAGTACCCTGGGAAGAATATAAAAATTCATTACTTCTCACAAATGAAGATGGATTAAATATAATACCGACAAGAATTTATTCAATAATAGATGTTAATACGTGGGATAGAAATTTAGAGGGAAATTAATAGTGGAAACTTTAGCTAAGTTGGTTGCTTTAATTTTGGGTTTGATGGGATTGAGTTCTAAAGCAACATCAATAAAAAAATCCAAAGTTAAGAAAATAGATGTTAAGAAAGAAGAACTTGAGAAACAAGTTAAAAAGGTTGATAAGGAACTGAAACGGGTTAAGAAAGCACAAGCTAAAGCTAAGAACCCTATTAAGAGAAAGAAGATAAAAGACGCTGCTAAGTTTTTGAAGGATTTTGCGAAGAAGAAATGAAGAAACTAATAATTGTTTTAATATTATCATTTGGGTTTTCCCAAACAACTTTAACTAAAGAACAGGCGGATGAACTTGCCAAAAATATACAAGAATTACAAGTTAGAGCCGATTCTCTATCTATTTCAGATAGCTTAAAAACTTTAGAAATAGATTTACTTAATCAGAAGGTTGCATCGTTAGAAGAAGATTTAACTATTACAGAAAAGAAAGCTAAGTTAGTTAAGGCAAGTTGGTATGAGAACAAATGGTTATATTTTGGATACGGGGGAATTTTATCATACGCCTTAGTAACAGCTTTAAATGCACTGGACAACTTTTTTTAATGATTAAAAAAAAATCACGTTTTGGCGTTTTTGGTTTATATATATAATATCAGTCTATAGTAATAGACAACAGTTTTTTGACATTTGAAATTGGCAAAGCAGAAAGGCCGTACACCTTTCTGTGGGGTTGACTGAACAACAGGTTTTGATAAAGGCTTGTAATGTATCCCAATCCTCTATGGTAGAGAATCAGCACCTAAATGTTGGTGTTTTTAGGATGACAGTCCGTGCGGGAGTTTGAGTCAACACTACTTGAGAAAGTAAACCAACTTTTTCGCTTCATTGGGAGTACCCGAAAGGAAATCTCCCTGAGAACTGGCTGAATAAATCTTCTTTGAGGATTAAAGCAATCGGTTAGAAATTGTATTCGCCTCAACGATGTTTAATAGCATTGAGAGAGAATCGAAGTAACTTTCGGAAACGAGATATGAAGTAATCTATCAAAGTGGCTCAATGTGAAATGGTATTTTCACACCCCCAAAAATTTCAAAATTTTAAAGTAGTTCGTTATTTTCAGTCTCCACCATACCACCAGACGTGAAAACGATGAGCTACTTTTTTTTTACAAAAAAACTTGGATGGTTTTAGAATCTGGCTGATATATATTACAGAATGATGGTTACATCATTACTAATTAATAAATGAAATGTATAGGAGAATAAAAAATGGATATTGATGCAATTCGTAAGAAATTAGAACAACTTCAAACAACAAACACCAGAACAACAAATCTTTGGAAACCACAGCCTGGTAAAACTCAAATAAGGATAGTACCTTATAAGTACAATAAATCAATTCCGTTCATTGAGTTATTTTTTCATTATGACTTGGGCGGAAAGAGTTATTTGTCACCTATCAGTTTTGGTCGTCCAGACCCGATTGAAGAGTTCGCAGATAAACTAAAATCTTCCGGAAATAGGGAAGATTGGAGACTTGGTAAAAAGTTAGAAGCCAAGATGAGAACTTTTGCTCCCGTTGTAGTAAAAAGCGAAGAAGGAGAGGGTGTTAAATTCTGGGGTTTTGGTAAGACAGTTTATCAAGAACTTTTAAGTATTATAGCAGACCCTGATTATGGTGATATTAGTGATCCCGTAAATGGTCGTGATGTAGTAGTAGAGTTCAAGACAGCTGAAGAAGTTGGATCTTCATTTCCAAAAACAAATATTCGTGTAAAACCAAATCAAACTCCTGTAACTGAAAATAAGGCAGTATTTGAAAGTATTCTTGAAAATCAAAAGAACATCACAGAAATCTATCAGGAACAGTCTTATGATGAACTTGCAGAAGTTTTACAAAATTGGTTAAGTCCCTCTGATGACGAGACAACTACAAAAGAAAGTGATTCAGCTACAGAAGCCACTTTGGAACAGACAACAACTGTAACAAATGCATCTGAAGCATTTGATGAATTATTTAATAAGTAGGGGGAGTGTAATATGTCAGTCAGAGATGAATTGGCAGATGTTCTCGCTGAAAAGTTAAATAACCAATTCAAAGATTATAAGGTAGCTTATTTTCTAGACGGCTCAGACCCGACTCCAACAGACATTAAGGAATTTGTATCTACAGGTTCTACTGTGTTGGATTTGGCTATTTCAAACAAACCTAACGGTGGAGTTGCAGTTGGCCGAATTACTGAAATCAATGGATTGGAGTCAAGTGGTAAATCTTTGCTCGGTTCTCATATTTTAGCTGAAACACAGAGAAAAGGTGGAGTTGCTGTTTATATTGACACAGAAACTTCCGTCAGTAGAGAATTTCTCGAAGCAATTGGAATCGAAATTCAGAACTTATTGTATCTTCATTTGGAAACAGTTGAAGATGTATTTGAGGCTATTGTAGAAATAGTTGCAAAAGTTCGTGAGTCAGATAAAGATAGACTTGTAACAATTTTGGTTGACAGTTTAGCAGGAGCTTCTACAAAAGGTGAATTAGACGGCGATTTTGATAAAGAAGGTTGGGCGACTGATAAAGCTATTATCACAAGTAAAGCTATGAGAAAGATTACTCAGATGATAGGAAAACAGAGAGTTGCCCTTATCTTTACAAATCAACTCAGAACCAGACTTGGAGTAATGTTTGGTGATCCTTGGACAACAAGTGGTGGTAAGGCATTACCATTTCACGCTTCCACTCGTATCAGATTAAAAAATCTCGGTCAAATCAAAGATTCTAAAAAGAACACAGTTGGTATTAAAATGAGAGCTCAGGTCATTAAGAACAGACTTGGACCCCCAATGAGACATGCCGATTTCAATCTTTACTTTGAAAGTGGACTAGATAATGATGGAAGTTGGTTACAGGTGTTAAAAGACCATAAATTAGTGAAACAAAGTGGAGCATGGTATTCTATGGAAAACCATGAAGGAGAAGAATTAAAGTTTCAGTCTAAGGATTGGTCAGAACAGCTGGAAGACGAGGGATTTAAATCTCATTGTTATGATTTGATTTGCGACAAAGCAATTTTGAAATATGACAAGAACTTTGGAATTGACGAAATTACAATCTCAGAGGAGTCTGATGAGTAATGAACGATATTTATCTATTCTTGAAGAAATAAAGAAACACGGCGGCGATGTAGATGTAGGCAAGCCAAATGATAAGGTATTGATAATAGATGGCCTGAATACTTTTATACGAGTATTCAGTGTTATACCAACTACCAATGATGATGGAGTTCATGTTGGTGGAATAGTTGGTTTTCTCAAATCAATCGGTTACTCTATAAAGATGCTTGGACCCACCCGTTGTATTGTTATTTTTGACGGTAAAGGTGGTTCTACTCGTCGCCGAAAAATTTATCCAGAATATAAGCAAAAACGAAAAACTAAAGTTCGTTTGAATAGATCATATGATTTTAGTTCTATGGAAGACGAACGCCATTCTATGTTAATGCAGTTGAGTAGATGTGTGGAATACCTTGAAAAATTGCCTCTAACAGTCTTGTCGGTAGACAGCGTAGAAGCTGACGATGTTATTGCGTATATTACAGAACAAGTGCTCACAGAGAGTAAGGTTACAATAATGTCTACCGATAAAGATTTTTTACAACTCGTTGATGATCGAGTTTCAGTTTGGAGTCCAACCAAGAAAAAGTTATATACTCCAGAAAGTGTAAAAGAAGAATACGAAATTGCATCGTCTAATTTTATTATGTATAGAGTTTTAGATGGTGATAAGTCGGATAATATTTCTGGGATAAAGGGATTTGGATTAAAAACCATTATTAAAAAATTTCCACTTCTTTTAGAAAACAAAGAGATAGATATAGATGAGTTAAAAGATTATGCAAGAAATAACGAGGTTGTACTTGAAGACGATGTTATAAATAGAAATTATAAATTAATGCAACTGAAAGAAGTTGATATATCAGCCAATGCAAAACTAAAAATTAGCACAAATGTTAATAAATCAATACCACCAACTGCCAAGATGCAATTTGAAAAAATGTTTATCGAGGATAGATTATTTTCTACATTTCCAAATCTTAATAGTTGGTTATTGACAACTTGGACTCAGTTGAATAGATACGCTGAAATGACAAATGGGTAGAAAACGAAAATATTTTACAGAAGAAGAACAACAAGATGCTCAAAGGAGATGGCAGATGGAGCATTATGAACGCAACAAAGAAAAAATTCTGAGGAAAGCCCGAGACCGATATAGACAGAGGAAGTTGAAGGAGACACGGGAAAAAAATAGAAAAGAATTATATGGAGAGTAAATTTATACTATGAGTGAGAATTTAACTAGCTTTGGTCCTACTTTTCAAATGAAAGTTATAGCTTCTCTATTAGAAGATCCTGTTTTTACACAAACAGTATTAGATATTTTAAAGCCAATATACTTTGAGTCAGATGCCAATAGATGGATAGTAGATACAATCGTTTCGTATTTTATGGAATATAAAACCAATGCTACATTGGAAGTATTGAAAGTTAAGATAGATGAAATTGAAAATGATATATTGAAAGCGGGAGTTGTAGAAAATCTGAAGGAAGCTTGGCGAAATATTGAATCTCCTGACTTAGAGTTCATAAAAGAAGAAACTCTCAATTTTTGTAAGAACCAGGTCTTGAAAAATGCCATTGTACAGTCAGTTGACTTATTGGAAATTAAGGATTATGATGGAATCAAAAAATTGATAGATGACGCGATGAGATCTGGTGCAGAAAGAAATTTAGGACACGATTATATTATTGGAATAGAAGAAAGACTTACTAAAAATGCAAGGGAAACTATAAAGTCGCCGTGGGATGTTGTAAATGAAATTATGGATGGTGGATTAGGTACAGGAGAATTGGGAGTTATTGTTGCACCAGCGGGAATTGGTAAAACTTGGTGTTTACAGTCTATTGCGGCAGGGGCAGTTAGAGATGGATTGTCAGTAATCCATTATACATTAGAATTGAATCAGGCTTATGTTGGATTACGATATGATACTGTTTTTAGTGGAGTTACTACTACTAATATAAAATTTCATAAAGAAAAAGTTGAAAAAATAATAAGTGAGTTGGAAGGAAAATTGTTAATAAAATATTATCCAACAAAATCAGCTTCAGTTCAGACTCTTTCATCTCATCTTAAACAATCAGAAATACAAGGAATTAAACCTGATTTAGTAATAGTAGATTATGCAGATATTTTGGTTGGAGTGGGAAGTGAAAGGAGATTTGTTTTAGAAAATGTATATGAGGAGTTAAGAGGACTGGCTGGTGAGTTTGACGTTCCAATTTGGACAGCATCACAAGCCAACAGAAGTGCACTTGAGGAACATATTATAGATGCAACAAAAGTTGCTGAGGCTTACGCAAAAGTTATGATTGCAGATTTTGTAATGAGTATGAGTAGGAAAGTTGAAGATAAAATTTCGAATACAGGCAGGTTTCATGTGATTAAAAATCGGTTTGGACCAGATGGAATTACATTTCCATCTACAGTTAATACTAATATAGGTAATATTCAAGTTTATGAAGAGACTACTAAAGGTGGAAAGATAGCACAAGGTAAAATGGACAATTCAAAAGAATATGAAAGAAAAATGTTATCAAAAAAATATGATGATATGAATAAAGTTGATGGATTTGAGTAATAGAATGCAATATATATTATACTTATGGATGTATTGGAATGAATGTTGTACTAAAATTAATTTTATTTGAAGAGGGATAGTTTATATGGAAAAATTCAAGTTATCAGATAATTTCATAGATAAATACAAGCGAAAAAGACCCCCATTTGGATTTAACGGACTCGGAGAATTAGTTTATATGAGAACTTATTCTCGCATCAAGGAAGATGGAAAAAACGAGCAATGGTGGGAAACTGTTCAAAGGGTTGTAGAGGGCACTTACTCAATGCAAATGAATTGGATTGATTCTCATCAACTTGGTTGGAATCCTTGGCAAGCACAGCGGTCAGCTCAAGAAATGTATGATAAGATATTCAATATGAAGTTTTTACCACCCGGCCGAGGTCTTTGGGCAATGGGAACTCCACTTACAGAAGAAAAAGGTCTTTATGCAGCACTGAACAATTGTGCATTTGTATCCACATCTACTATTAAAGACGATTATGCAAAACCATTTTGTTTTTTGATGGACGCATCAATGTTGGGGGTAGGAGTTGGGTTTGATACAAAAGGTGCAAATCAAATCCTAATTAAAGGCCCCAATAAAAATAGAAATTCAGAATTATATGTAATTCCAGACACTCGGGAGGGTTGGATAGAATCTTTAAGGTTATTGTTAGAGAGTTATTTTCATGGAACATCACCTATAAAGTTTAATTATAATAAAATAAGAAAAGAGGGAGAACCAATTAAAGGTTTTGGTGGTCTTTCAAGTGGCCACAAACCATTAGAAGAGTCACACACAGGTATAAGAAAGGTTCTTGATGAAAACGTTGGATCTCCAATTAGTTCTACGGTTATTGTTGATATTATGAATCTTGTAGGTAAATGTGTAGTTGCGGGCAATGTTCGTAGAACAGCAGAGATTGTATTTGGTGATCCAAGTGATGAAGAGTATCTAAATCTCAAAAACTATAAAAAGAATCCACATAGAGAACAATATGGTTGGACTTCTAATAATTCAGTATTTGCAGAACTTGGAATGGATTATACAGAGTCTTGTAAAAGAATTACAGACAACGGTGAACCTGGGTTTGCATGGTTAGAAAATATGAGAAGTTATGGTAGAATGTGTGATGAACCAAATGGTTATGATACACGAGCAGCAGGTGGCAATCCGTGTTTAGAACAGACATTAGAGTCATATGAGTTATGTTGTCTTGTAGAAACATTTCCGTTTCGTCATGAAAATTTGGAAGAGTTTAAAAGAACACTTAAATATGCCTATTTGTATGCTAAGACAGTAACACTCGGAAAGACTCATTGGCCAGAAACTAATCGTGTTATGTTAAGAAATCGTAGAATTGGTTGTAGTGTTAGTGGTATTGCACAATTTATAACTTACAAAGGAATAGATGAACTGAAAACGTGGTTAATGGATGGATATAATGTAATTCAAGATTGGGACAAGGTTTATAGTGAGTGGTTCGCAACCCCCCGTTCTATTAAGACTACTTCCGTAAAACCAAGTGGTACTGTTTCACTATTAGCAGGTGCTACTCCAGGACTACATTATCCAGAAAGTAGATTATATATTAGACGAATAAGATTATCAAAATACAGTCCTTTACTTAAACCACTTGAGGCCTCTGGATATAAGATAGAACCAGCATTTGGTTCAGAGGATACTACGGTAGTGGTGGAAGTTCCAGTCGATGTTGGTAAAGGAATAAGAACTTCTAAGGAATTATCAGTATGGGAACAATTTAGTTTGGCAGCTTTTATGCAAAAGTATTGGGCAGACAATCAAGTTAGTTGTACTGTTACTTTTGATCCAGAAACAGAGAAAAGAGACTTGTCTCATGTTTTGGATATTTATCAGTATCAATTAAAGGGGATTTCTCTATTACCGAGAAGGAATGGAGGGGCTTATGCACAAATGCCATATGAAGAAGTGGACAAGAAAAAATATGACACGATGATGTCAAAACTTAAATATTTATCTTTTAGACAGATTAAGGGAAGTGAGGCAGTGGTTGAAAAATTTTGTAATAATGATGTATGTGAAATTTAGAAATATCGTGGGAAAAACAGGCAGTTGACGCACCTGTTGAAAAATGCGTCATTTCAATAAAACAATGAAGGAGACGATTATGAAGAATCGTAACTTAATTTCTACATTGGCGGTGTTTTTTATGCCGATTGTTCTTTGGGGACAATCAGTTGCGGGAACAGTTACCGATGCAGAAACGAGTAAACCCCTAGTTGGAGCTAATGTTGTAGTAGAAGGAACTGATTTGGGTGCCGCTGCAGACGCAGATGGTGCTTATTCTATCAAGGTAGATGCAGGTTCTTATACACTTACAGCTTCTTCAATTGGATATGCATCTCTTTCAGTAGAGGTTGATGTAGCGGAGGGGAAAGCGGTAAGTGCCGTAGACTTCTCCCTTTCAGTATCTGCATTAGAGATGTCTGCACTTGAGGTTTTGGCTTCGAGGGCAGATGAAAAAACACCTGTTGCTTATACTACGGTAGGAAAGGAAGAGATTGAATTTCGTCTTGGTTCACAAGACTTACCAATGTCTCTTAATCTTACTCCGAGTGTATATGCAACTCAACAGGGTGGTGGAGCAGGAGATGCACGTATCAATGTTCGTGGGTTTAACCAACGGAATATTGCGGTAATGATTAACGGAGTTCCACAGAATGATATGGAAAATGGTTGGGTCTATTGGTCTAACTGGGATGGTGTAGCAGATGTTGCACAATCCATCCAGATGCAACGTGGATTAAGTGCTGTTAATTTAGCTGCACCTTCTATTGGTGGAACTATGAACATCATAACAGATCCTGCTGCTCTTGAAAAGGGTGGTAAATACAAACAGGAAGTTGGAGCAGGTGGATTCCTGAAATCAACTTTCAATTACAACACTGGGTTGGTAGCGGACAAGTTCGCTTTCAGTTTTACTGGTGTTAGAAAGACAGGTGATGGTGTCATAGACAAGACGTGGACAGATGCTTGGGCATATTACTTTGGTGCAAGTTACGCACTGAATGAAAAGAACCGATTCGAATTATATGCAGTCGGTGCACCACAACGTCATGGTCAGAATCTATACAAACAGAATCTTGGCGCATACGATGCCGAGTTTGCTGAAAGTGTAGAAGGATATGACGCTACAGCTCTTGGTGAAGATGGTCAGTTCAAAGATGTTGGACGAACATTTAACCAGAACTGGTCACCAATTGACCCGTCTTATGAGGGTAAACAATATTGGTATATGTATGGAGCCAATACAGTTGCTAGACACGATCCTAACTATCTAAATGAAAGAGAGAACTTCTTTCACAAACCATTGGTTAACCTTAACCATTTCTTAACTATCAATGACAAAACAAGACTGAGTTCAGTCTTTTATTGGAGTGGTGGTTCAGGAGGTGGAACTGGTACTTATGGTAGGATTCCTACCTTAGATGCTGATGGTAACTTAGGTGATGATGATTATAAGTTCTATTATGGTCGTGGTCCCTGGACTCGTGATTGGAATGCTCTTGTTGCTATGAACTCTGGCACAGATTCAGTAGTATATGTTGATAAGAGAGCTATTAGTAGAGAATCTGGTCAATCAGTAGGTATTTTGAGGAACAGTATTAATCGTCAAAATACGATTGGTGTTATTTCTAAACTCAACTTAGATTTAAGTGATGCACTTAAATTACAGGCGGGTATAGATTGGCGTACTGCAGGTATAGAACATGCACGTGAAGTTCGTGATTTACTTGGTGGTGATTTCTATGTGGATTTTGCTGATGATAATGCACCTGATGGTAAAAATGTTGAGTTAGGTGATATTATTGCTTATCACAATGAAACTACAGTTGATTGGTTAGGTGGATTC